GCGAAGCAAGAGGCGAAGAACGGCGTAGCTGACGGAGGGGATCATTCGGTTCGTGAGATTGCGCAGCGATTGCGGAGAACGTTTTCGGGTGTGGATGATGTAAAGAGATCATTGCGTGAGATTGCGCAACAAGCGTGAGATTGCGCAACAAGCGTGAGATTGCGCAACAAAAGCTGCGCAGCAATGAAAGAAAAGCGGAGTAGGAATGATCAAATTTGAGCCAAGATCCGACTGTAATTACAAGACTGAGTATTTGAGGATATTTGATGATATTCGGAAGAAGAATATTTCAGAGGTACAGGCTTTTAGGGCTTTGATATTAGATGATTTATGGTTTATCGTTTATTTTGTTTTAGGGATACCCGTAAGCAATCATCCGTTTTGGGTTAATGCTTGTCGGGAGGTGGAGGACGGCCCTTCCGATTTTACTTTAGACGTATGGGCGAGAGAACACGGTAAGACGAGTATTTTAACGATTGCCGAGACGATACAGAGTGTTTTGAATAACCCCGATTCGGCGATCGGGATCTTTTCTTATATTAGGCCTGTAGCGAAGAAGTTTTTATTTGAGTTGAAACAGAGTTTTGAGAATTGCTCAGTCTTGTCGAAAGCTTTTCCGGACGTAGTTTGGAGGAATCCCAAAAGGGACGCTCCGTTATGGTCTTTGGATGAGGGTCTGGTTTTCAAGAGGAAGACGAATCGTAAGGAACCTACGATCTCGGCTTGGGGGCTGACGGAAGGGATGCCGACCGGGCTTCATTTCGAGAGAAGGGTTTATGATGATATCGTGACCGAAGACATCTCCGATTCGATTGATACGATGGAGAAAGTCAAGGACAAATTCGATTCTTCGCAGAACCTCGGCACGGACGGCGGGACTCATCGGGTTCTCGGAACGTACTATCATCATAATGACCCGTTGATTTATATTCGAGACAAGAAGAATCTCGACGGGAAGCCTCTTTACACGTTAAGACACAAACCCGCAACCGACACGGGAACCGCAAACGGGAATCCGGTGTATTTGTCCGCGGAAAGATTCGAATCTTTAAAATATACCCGATCGTTTTCATGTCAACAGCTTCTTGATCCGACTCCCGCGGCGACACGAAGGCTTTCTTCGAGCTTATTGAAGACCGTAAAGAAGAGTACTGTTCCGGATACGGTTCAGAAATTCATGACCGTCGACCCTGCGGGCGATGATAAAGACGGCAAAGGCGATTCATGGGCTTTTATGGTCGTCGGGATAGATCCGAAACAAGATGAGATCGGAGCTTCGGACGTTTATATCATGGATCTTTGCATTACTCCCATGTCTATGAATGAAGCCATAGACTCGATTTCACGTATGTATCTCAGGAATGGAATAATTATTCAACTCGGAGTGGAGAAAGTCGCTCTGTCCACGATAGAAATACATATAGCCTCCGCGCTTGCCGCGCAAGGACGGGTTTTGTCTACGGATTATCAGAATCTCGTAATCCTGAGACCCGCCGGAAGGAAAAAAACAAACCGAATCGAGTCCGCTTTGACGTGGCCTCTTTATAACGGCAAGATTCATATCAATGAAGAAATTCCTAAAGTCTATCGGGAAAGACTTGGGAACGAAATGGACAAGTTCCCGTACTGGCATGATGACGGTTTGGACGCTCTTTCATATTTCTATGATATGATCAACGACTATCATCTGGGTTGGTATTCGGAAGACTTTGAGATCATAGGTAAAAGACCCAAGGACGGGTATAGGTAGCGAAGCTCCGGCGCGGAGCCGGAATACTTTATGTCGAGGCTCATAATGTCGAACTTGATGAATTAGTCGTTATGACGAAGTGAATGACGAAGTAAAAGGAGGAGAGAGATGAGATATTTTTTAACGATTAGCGTAGCCGATAGCGTAGCCATTAGCGTAGCCATTGTTGTTTGTTTTGTTCTTATGCCCGCATTGAACCTGGAAGCAAGAAGTTTTCTCTATTTGGTCGGAACCACGGTGACTCCTACGTATACGATTTATGACTGGGATACCGGATATTTCTATGACGGAGCAGGCGGCGCGCAATCGGACTTTAATACGACTACGGAGACCGCCGACACCGCGACTCAAATCGGGACTTCATCGCATATATGGAGTACGGACGATATAGGTCTTACGAGATCGCATAAATATATCATCCAATGGTTTGACTCCGGTTCAACGTCCCCGGATATGCTTGAGGAATACATACAATGAAAGTTGATTCAGGCTGGCTGACGAAAACCATCGAAGAAGCTGAAGAAGGCATGGCTTCGTATCGTAAAGAACTTGCGACGCAAATCAGGAATATCTACGGAACCAAATCTGCAAAGACGTTCCCTTGGACCGGATGTTCGAACGTGCGAAGCAAGGTCTATACTTCGCTGGTCGAGACTATTGTTCCCAGGATTATTAAGTCTATTCATGAAATCAAACCCTGCGCTAGAATTATTCCAAGACGCGGCGATACGACGGCCGAATCGGAAGTATGGGAATCATTTCTTGACTGGTCTCTGGAAACCGAGTTCAGAAGAACCGGCAGATCTTATCTGAACGTTAAGGAAGATGTTTATCGCACCGCAGTCATGCACGGAACCGCAATCGAAAAGGTTCATTGGAAGACCATAACCAATACGTACCGGGATATTGAAACACGACAACAGATGATTTTGGACGCAAACGGTCAGCCGACTTTAGACGCAAATGGTCAGCCGGTAGTCGAGAACGTGGACGAGGAAGTCGTTAAGGAAGGAACGATCTATGACGCTCCTATCGTAGAGATGGTGGATCTGAAAGACTTCATTATTCCGATAAATTCCGCTTCTATTGCCGATGCCCCGTTTGTCGTGCATAAATTCAAAATCAAAAAAGCGCATTTAAAAAGACTTCTAAAAGAAAAGAAATATGAAAACGGGAAAAAGGTCATGGCCTACAAGGAAGATGATATTAATGAAATAGACGAGGAACGTGAATCTCTTCAGGGTCTTAAACCCATATCAGACCGTGAAGAGGTGGTTTTGCATGAATATTGGGGTCTCTATGACATAGACGGGGACGGTCTTGAAGAAGAATGTCAAATCGTCCTTCATAAACCTACATCTTCGGTATTATTTGCAGACTATAATCCGTTCAAACACGGCATGAGGCCGTTTGTCGAATACAGACTGATTCCAAGACCGAATTTCTTTTTCGGGTGGGGTATCTACGACGTCGTCCATGAACATTCGGATTTAATAGATACGTTGTTCAACCAGATGATCGACAATAATACTTTAACCAACATGCCGGTATTCACTTACGTCAAACGCGCCGGTATGTCGCAATCTTATGAAATTACTCCGGGAACGTTTCTTCCGGTATGGAACCAGAACGATATACAGCAACTGATGACCGTAGGCAAGGCGAATATTGAAAATGAACTTATCAATATCGTCTTCGGATTAATTCAAAAAGTCACCGGAGCAACGGATTATTCGATGGGTATGACTTCTTCAATTTCGGAGAACCGCACTAAAGGCGGGATCATGTCCATTATTTCCGAAGGGAATATAAGATTTGATCTTACCATAAAACGGTTTCAGGACTCCAATGCCCTTGAATGGCTGCAAATTCTTCAGTTGAACGCGCAGTATAGAGAACCTTTGATGTTCAGCAAGATTTCAGGTAAGACGGGGAAAATGGAGATGATTCCTTTTACGAGAGAACAGATCCAGGACTGGCCCGACATCTATCCGCAGGGAAACTTGATTTCATCAAACAAGTTTATCGAGGCCGATACCTGGAGAGAAATAATACGTCTTCTCGGACAAGATCAGTCAGGCGACATCAATACTCGCAACCTTAAACAGAAGTTTATTCAAGCCCAGGGTATTAAAGACTACAATGCGATCGTCCGAAGTCCTGAAGAGACCGATCAAATTAAAAATCTTCAGACACAGCTTCAGCAGATGTCCCGACAGATGCAGGAAATGGGGCAACAATACAAGTCCATGCAAAACCAACTTGCGGAAAACCAGATGAAAATGAAGGTTGAGGCCGCGGCTCATGAAGGTGAAAAGAGAATGGATGAATATTTCAATACCGTTATTCCGCGTGAAGCCGCGCGTGAGGCCGGATGATGGAACATATCAGGTTTCAGGATCAGAATGTTTTGCAGCAGTTCACGCCTGAACAGCAGATAGAACATCTAAAGGCCATGATGCAGTCTTATGGATGGTTGATTTTTAAAATTCGCGGGAATGATATGATGAAGAATACCAAACTCGAACTTTGTAATTTCGAGAAGGAACAATTCGATAAGATAAAAGGGATGATCGAAGGTATGGACAAGATGCTTAATCTTGTTGATGATCTTGTTGAAGTTTTTGAACGTCCGAAACAATCGGCGAAATATTAGGAGGAATTACGATGAAAAGCGAATATAAAGAACAAACAGCGAAAGAAAAAAGAGTCTGTGAAAATTGTCTGATTAAGGTTATTCAGGTCGTCAAAAACGTTCCGGTAAACTCAAACCCGGATCATTATAAGAATATGATCCTTAAAGCATTGGCCGGGGCATAGGCGTGGTTATCGGACACAACAACGAACGGCGCAGCCTACGGCGCAGCCTACGGCAGGATCGTACCCTGCAAAGGAGATTCAAATGGAAGCAGTACAGCCTAACGAAAATCAGAAGTCGTTACCTGAAGACGAAAACCCGGTCTCGTCACCCGGAGAAGATGAGTTATTGGACAAGTTGGGTACAGGATCTTATATCGAACCGGACGTAAAATCGGAGTCGTTGCCCGAAGATAAGACTTCCGAACCCAAAAGCGAAGCAAAAGGTGAAAAGATCGGTTTTGATGATCCGAGACATCCCGATCATCCGAGATTCAGGCAACTTCAAGACCAGATCCGTGTTGAACGGGAACAGGCTAAAAAAATCGCCGATGAAGCCTTGTATTGGCGTGAAAAGGCAGTTCAGTCCATTCCACAGCAGGAACCGGAACCACCTAAGATTGAAACGATGGATGATCTCGAAAAATGGATCAGTCAAACCGTTGAAACACGGGTGAACGAAAGAGTAAATCCGGTAGTCATGGAAAACCAAAAAACACGGATCGAAGTCGCTGAAGAAAAAGCTCGTATGAAATATAAAGACTACGATCAGGTGATCAACAAGATGCTTTCCGAGGATCAGCAAACGGTGCTTTTGCTTTTACAGGCAGGAGAAAATTCGCCTGAACTCGTCTATCGTGTCGGCAAGTCGAAAGACCTCGATACGCTCATCAACGAAGCGGAAGCAAGAGGAAAACAGAACGTAACTACAATCCGGAAGGAAAAGTCCCGCACGGTAGTCGGCGCGGTTTCCAGGCCTACCGAATCGAATCCTCAAGCAGACCGGATAAAGGTCGCAAAAGCGGTTCAGTCCGGTAAGTTGAAGGAATCCGCGATACTGGATCTCTTGCAGGGACATCCTTCTTATCTTGAAGGAGAATAACAATGACTATTACACCGGGGTTGCTGCATACCTATACGGCAACCGGGAATAGAGAGGACATTTCGGATATCATCGACATGATATCTTCGACTCAAACTCCTCTCTATTCCACAAGTGAGAAAAAGAAGGCCGGCGCCACGCTTCATCAATGGCAGTATGATGACTTAAGATCAGCGGTCACGGCAGGAAATCTGGAAGGTGAGGACGTGTCGTTTACCACCGGCGTCCAGCCGACGATGGCCAGTAACAACACACAGATTTTCCGTAGAGAATTTGCAGTGACCAAAACCCAAGAGGCCGTGTTGAAGGCCGGTACGAAGTCCGAGTATAAACGCAAGATGGCCAACGCCATTAAGGAACTTAAACGTGATGTCGAGTCGACGATGTGGGCGGGTTCCGCCGGAGG